CCTCGAACTGGTCGTTCACCAGGACGCGGACTTGGAAGTGATGGAAGAAATGCGCCCGGTCAATCAGGACGGTGCAGTTGTTCCGATCTTGTGGATGGGCAACCTCGTTTGCTCCAACCGTAAGCAGCAAGGCGTTATCATCGCGTAGTTTTCCAATCACAGTACAGTAAATAGGAGACACACAATGTACTCAGTAATCGCAGGTCCCGCCGGCGGCCAGCCGCTCAATGACTGGTTTTCGCCGGATACCACCCAACGTGTTGCGCTGGGTCAAGTCGTCACCGCGGTTGACCCGTATTGGGGTCACGGTGAGTTCATCTACGTCAAGTCCAACGACACTATCATCAAGGGTAGTTTGTGCATCATCGGCACCCCGCCGACGTTCCTTGCTACCCTGACTCCGAATACGGCGAACCTCGGTCAGCCGTTCGGTGTTGCGATAGCGCCGATGGCATCCGGTACTTTCGGATGGCTGCAAATCTCTGGCGCTGCGGTGTGGAAAACCGGCTCGACGGTTGCGGCTGACGCTGCAATTGGCGTGACCGCGGCGGGTGTTTGTGGCACGTTGGCGGCGGGAAAGCAGTTACTCAACGTCCACAACGTCAAGTCAGCGACGGCGACGGTTACCGTTACTGCCGATACGGTGACGGGTTCCTACGTGCTCAGCACCACCGGGTACGATGGGTTCTTCCTGGGCGCGGCTCTGTCGGGCACGGGTATTCCCGCCTCCACCGTGGCTGCCAAGATGGACCCGGATGGCCGTAGGATTTACATGGGTTCGGCCATCGGCACAGTCGGGGACAAGCTGGCAACCGCTACCGGCCAAATCACCCTAACCGGGACTTACACCGGGTATGGGTTGGGCATTCTGTCGCGTCCGTTTGTTCAAGGCGCGATTACGTAAGGGCCTCCCTTTCCCCGCCCTTCGGGGCGGGGTCTTTTTCAAGGACTAGCGCATGAGCAATATTGGCGAACTGATCCAAACCGAAATCAAGGAACGACCCCCTCATTTGCGCTTCGAGCGGATCGCTGTGGAAAACCCCACGGCCACGCGGGAAGCTGGGTACAGTATTTCCGTTGACATCGACTACGTGACGGTTACGCAGGCCGGCGGCGGTGGTAACGGCGTGAAGTGGAAAATTAAGCAGTGGAAAGATTACATGGACCGGGAAGTTATCAATGGCCGGTTTCATCAGAAGTGGCAAGAGGACGCACTCGAAGCGTATCGTCGCTGGCAGAATGGCCAGGAGGTGCCGGTTAACGGCACGCCGATTCGTGGATGGCTAGTTATTTCTCCCGCGGCGCAGGCGAACCTCATCGCCAAAGGAATTCTGACTGTCGAGGACTTGGCCGCTCTCAATGACGAGGGTATGCGCCGTATTGGAATGGGCGCTGTCGAGTTGAAGAACAAGGCCCTCGCGGCATTGCAAGCGGCCAAAAGCACTGGACCGCTGATAGCCGAAAACGCGAACATGAAGTCTGAACTGGCCATACTCAAAGGCAACTATGCCGAGCTTGAGCGCAAGTTCAATGAAGTGTTAACGCGCCTTCCTTCGGACGATGGTTACATGCCCGCGCCGCCTCCGGTAACTGAAATCAGCGCCGCGGCCATTTTGGACGACGCAGCGGATAGGGAAGTACTGACCGAACAGTACATTAAGAAATTTGGTGAGCCGCCGCATCATCGAATGAAAATCGAGACTATCCAGCGCGCGCTTTCGGAGTAATTCCCATGTCTATGCTGACCATCATTCAGGACTTCTTTTCCCGCACCGGGCTTGAAGTGCCCGCTACTGTGATGGGCAGCACAGACACGATGGTAACTCAGGCGCGCGCACTGCTGGAGGAAGAAGGCAGCGACCTTTCCGTTCGCGGGTCATGGGAAATGCTCACTGAGGAAGCCTCGCATACCACTGTGGCCACGCAGTCCCAGGGATTGATTACGGACATCGCAAGCGGTTTCCGGTATATCAAAAATCAAACCCTTTGGGACCGCACAAATCAGTTGCCTATTTTTGGGCCGCTATCCGCCTCGGAATGGCAAGCAGACCTCGCACTCGTGACCGCCGCGCCCCGCTACTCGTGGCGGATACGCGGTGGCGAAGTTCTCATCAACCCCATCCCGACCGCGGGTTACTCTTGGAATTTCGAGTACGCATCCTCTAACTGGATTGTGAGCGCAGATGGTTTGACTCGAAGCAGCCGGTTCACTTTCGACACCGATCTTGTACTATTACCCGAACAACTGCTCTTGCTCGGGCTGCGCTGGCGATGGAAGAAAGAAAAAGGCTTTGAGTACGCCGAGGACATGCGGACATATGAGATGCAGTTGAAGGACGCCTTGGGGCGTGATGGTGGCAAACAGGTGCTGCGTGCGGACCTTCCCACCCGCCGCGAGCCGATGCCAGGCGTATTTATCCGCGCTGGAAACTTTGTCACGCCATGAGACAAGCTCTCCGTCGCAAGGGCAGCGCCCCGCGCCAGCAAACTAGCTCCCTGCGGTCTTTTCCGGCGCCTATTGGTGGCTGGAACGGGCGCGACTCTCTGGCGAGCATGAAAGCCACAGACGCCATCCGGTTGCTGAACTGGTTTCCTCGGGCCGCTTTTGTGGAAGTGCGGGGCGGCTATACCAGCCACGCTACCGGCATGACGGGGAACGGCAAGGCATTGATGGCGTACAATGCTCTCTCAGGCGTGAACAAGCTGTTCTGCGCAACCGCGAGCGGCATCTACGATGTGTCGAGCGCGGGGGCTGTCGGAGCGGCGGCCCTCGCCCGTACCAACGGCAAGCACCAGCACACGATGTTTGGCGATGGGACAAACAACTGGCTCATCGCCTGTACTGGCGTTGACAAGCCCGCCTATTTTGACGGGACGACGTGGACTGCCGTGGACGGTGGAACAAGCCCCGCACTCACCGGGGTGACGACCACAACATTAGTTCAGGCGCTCATGTTCAAAGGCCGGTTGATATTTGCGCAGGCGGCAAGCCTGTCAATCTGGTATCTCACGGCGGGCGCCGCAGGTGGAGCCCTAACCGAGTTTGACCTGTCGGGCGAATTCCACCGCGGCGGCTATATCATGGCGCTGGGGACGTGGACGCGGGACGCGGGGGATGGGCAAGACGATGTGTTTGTCGCCGTTTCGTCCGAAGGCGAGGTCGTCTCCTATGCCGGCACTGACCCCTCAGACGCGACGAAATGGGCGAAGGTGGGCACCTTCTATGTGGGCCGGCCGCTGGGCCGAAAGTGCCTCACAAAAGCAGGCGGTGACCTCCTGATACTGACAGAAGGCGGTATTTACCCGTTGTCGGCTGCGCTGCAAAACAATGAAATCAACCGCAAATACGCCCTCTCTTTCAAGATTGATGACCCCTTTGTAACCGCCGCTCGAACCTACGGCGCTAACTTCGGGTGGAGCGCAACGCTTTATCCGGCGCGCGAAGCGTTGATTATTAACGTCCCCGTGGCCGAGGATGGCGTTCATCAGCAATTTGTCATGAACAGCGTGACGAAGGCTTGGTGCGAGTTCGATTCTTGGGACGCCGAGGACTTCACGGTTTTTAGCGGTGAGTTGTACTTCACCAGCGGAACCGCCGTCTACAAGGCATGGGATGGCCCAGCCGATGGCACAAGCGATGTGATTGCCTACGGCCGGCCGGCATTCACTTATTTCGAGCAGCCATCACAGCAAAAACGTGTGACCCTGTTTCGCCCGGTGCTGGCGGTCAATGGCGGTATTTCCTTTCTTTCCGGTATCGTTGATTTTGAAGAACGTGAAATTACGGGGTTGGCAACCTATTCAGTCAACGCCGAGGCTTTGTGGGATACAGCGATTTGGGATGACGCGGTTTGGTCATCGGATTCACAAATTATCCGGCGTTGGCAATCGCCATCCGTCAACATAGGGTACGCCGTATCCGGTAAGCTGAAAGTCGCTAACCAACGATTAACAATCCAGTGGATAGCAAACGATTACGTCTACGAAACCGGGGGGATACTGTGAGCCTCGAATTCGCAAGAGAACCGCTTGAGAAGTGCTGGGGTTACATCTATGACGCCCCGGATGGGCTTGCCTACTGCCACTGGATGGAAACGCAGCAGCACCGCCACAAGCAAGGCTACGCGCCGAGTTTCAAGCGGTATCAGGATTACGAGCGAATGGGGTGCTTCCTGCAATTTACCGCTCGTGCCGAAGGCCGAATTGTCGGCTACAGCGGGGTTTATGTCGTTCCCTCCATGCACACCCAGCGCCTCATATCGACCGAGGATACGTGGTATTTAACGCCTGAATACCGCAAGGGGTGGAACGCAATCAAGTTTTACAAGTGGATTGAGGGGTATTGCAAGGCCCTTGGCGTAGAAGAAGCCACTTTAACACTCCCTGTCACCAAGGACGCTCGGCTGGGCCATATGCTTGAACGGCTTGCATATTCCCCCATTTCCGTGCAGTATAGTAAGGACTTGTTGCGCCCTGACAGGGCAGATTCAAAATCACCTGTTGAGGACGCCAATGTGCTCTCCGTCGCCACCCCCGGCCCCTGATTACCAAGCCCAGGCACAAGCCCAGGGCGCGGCCAATGTACAGGCCGCCCAAGTCTCGAACACGCTGAACAACCCGAATGTTGTCAGCCCCTATGGAACACAGACGTTTTCAGAGGGCACTACAAATAACGGGTTCAATGAGGGCGCGTATCAGGCTGCGATGCAGCAGTACCAGAATTCGTTGCAGCCGGTACGCACCACAGACGAGGACGGAAATGTAAGCTGGTCGGCTCCAGGCAATGTGGCCGCGCCCAACATACAGGACTTCTACAACCTGCCAACTCTCGGGCGCCCGACTGTAACGCAGACCTTCTCGCCCGAGCAGCAACGCATATTCGAGCAATCGAATCAACTAAAGAACTTGCTGGGCGGTCTTGGCATCCAGGGAGCCGAATCCCTTCAAGGATTGGTCGGGACCAAAGTTGACTTCTCTGGCGCACCGCAAGTCGGGTCATATGATGCGACCCGGCAGAAGGTCTATGACGCGATGATGTCGCGGACCAACGAGGACTACAGCAAGCAACGCGAGGGCAGCAATTCGGACTTGATCGCAGCAGGCATACGCCCCGGCACCAAAGCGTATGGTGACCGTATGCAGATGATAGAACGCTCGCGCAATGACGCTCGCTCTCAAGCGGAGTTGCAAGCCGGGAATGCCGCGGCGCAAGCACAGACTTTGGACACTCAGCGGCGCAAGGATTACATCGGGGAATTGCTGGCACAGCGTCAAACGCCGCTGAATGAGATTAATGCCCTCGTATCCAGTTCGCAGGTGTCAAACCCGTTTGCTGTGCCGGGCGTTGCGCAGAATGCCCAGGTCGCACCCGCCCCGATATTTGGCGCGGCGCAGGCACAGGACCAAGCCAACACCGGGATTTATAACGCGAACGTCGCAAGCGCGACGAGTACTCAGAATGCAGCGATTGGGGCCGCTGGCGCTGGGTTGGCTGCCTATCTCGCTCCTGCTGCCGCAATGTTCTAATGAACCTCGCCAATAAATCCGATCTGGTTAGTGTGCTTTCGTTCGTGTACCACACGATGCGAGCATCCGTGCCCCTATTGA